CAATATCAGGATGAATTGAACATAGAATGTAGAGAATTGGAAATTGATATGAGTGTTTCTGAAAAGGATTATAGTGATTATGGATTATTTGTCGATATATCCGATGATGGAAGTTTTGCACGTATTGAACAAGTAAACGATGATTCGTCATTTATTGAATGGAATTTAACAACATTAAGAAATGATTTATAAAAAGGAAGGTACACAAAATGGAAATTTCAAAGAAACAAACTTATGAACAGTATCAGTTACAATGGATGATTGATCACGGTTTTTCATTAAAAGATTTAATGGAATCTATGGACAGATATTTTATGAACGATGGAGATTCTATCCAGGAATTGTTTGAGGATTGGGAGTGTAACTGTGGATTTGGCGGTATATTGTATGCTTGTAAAGATGAAGCAATAGATTGTGGCGAATGTATAGAAGATGAGGAAGAATAGGAGAATAATTATGGAAATTTTAAAGATGACAAGAACAAACATGGTAGTGATTCAGACAGTGGAAAAGGAAGAACGTAACACTTTTGACATTGGAAAAATCAGAGTCGCAGCCTTGCCACCGATCGCAAAGAAAGATCTTATCGCAGAACTTAAAAGCAAGGGCTTCTGCGATGGAATGATCCATACGGTATTACAATGCAAGCTGGAAGATCTAAACGGATATGTGAACGTATGGAAGTATGTAGCGTATATCTTAGCCGTAGAACTGATGGAAAGATTATAGAAGGGCGGTGGAAACATGGAAAATACAAATACATTAACAGTAAAATTCGTCGGTTTTGGTGGTGGATTTATGGAATATCCATGCTATAAAGATGAAAACGAAAAGCTATATTTTGACATAAACGATGGGAAAAATGGACTTGACTTATACACTGGTGCTTACATGGATGAACTTGGAGATATTTGTGGTGAACCAAATCAGTCAGTAATGCAAGAAATCAAATGCGATAAACCATTTTCAAGGAATCTTAGAGAACGTGATTATCAGTTTCTAAGTAGATTAAAAGCAGATTGCGAATACTTCTTAAGAAATGGAAACGGTTGTAAGAAATACTTATATAAAGAAAGCATTGAAAAACATTGCGATGAGATGGAAAAAATATGGAATTCATTTACAGACGAACAAAAACCTAAATGGTTAACGATGGAACAAATAAAAGATTTTAGAAAGAAAATGTTAAATACAAGAAAGTAGGTGGAAATTATGATCGTAAGAAACACTTATACAGATGGTAGAACAGAAATTTTTTGTAATACGCCCGATGAATACAATGACTTATGTTGTGAGTACGATTTAGAAGATTGTGGTATGAGTGGAAAATACGTTGGATCTAGTTGGAGCCACGATGATAAGAACAATGTAGACGTTTATTTTAAATATAAAGAAGATTAGAAAGTAGGTGGAAAGAATGAGTCGCAGAACAACTATGGAATCATTAGCGTGTCACGTAGAACGCAAGTATCACACGTTATACTTTACGGAAAATCCTCCGAACGCTGGAATTGATGATAGCTTACATGGTTACAAATACTTCTTATTATTCAAGAACACGTTCGGAATTTTTCGGAAATACAGAACGCAAGAAGAAGCAATTAACGGCATGACGGAAATTTTAAAAGAAGATCCAGCTAATCTATTCAACTTCTCTGTATGCCGTACATAGTTTATTACATAGCCAATTAAAGGCTTTTACTGTCTGTAATGAAGCAGACTACACCATAACGGAAAGACTCGACTATTGAAGCTAATAGTTACGTTAAAATGAACGGAATGACTGTACTACTGATTGATGGTAGTGACGTATTGGAACGGAAAAACGGTGGCGTATGGTAGATAAAAGAGTGCTTTTATCGGTGGGTTCAATTTCCACTCCGCCACTTCACACGATGGAAATTATCGTGTATAATATAAGAGAACAGTTAATATTTTAAAGTCCTAAATAGGCAGAAAGGCTGGAAATTATGTACGAATTTAAAGAAATGATCTTGCCAGAACATTTTAACCATGCTTCATACGCTGGATTTTGCGTGAAGCCTGGAATGTTTTATGGAGTAGAAAAAGAAAGTGGAAAATTAGTTGCTACAACGGGCTGGAATATAAATGGATCAACAAACATTTACATACAGCATGAACCAAAATCAAAATGGAATAACGACTTATGGGAAGATCTTTATGATGATTATGGAAAACCTTTGATCACAATTGAAAAAAATGACTTGCAACGAATTAGTGACAAGGTAAAAGAATTCCAGAGAACAGCAATGGATTTTGAAACGTGGGCAAATGTAAACGGATATACCGACGAATACTATGAAGATCTCACTAGAGAAGAAATGGATCAGATAGAATCAGCTTATGAATGGTATTACTTTATGGAATATCCAGAATTTGTGATCCAGCTTTTAAAAGAACTCTGGGCTATGGAAAAAAATGTTGAAATTTTAATGGAAGATGGCTGTACTAGAAAAGAAGCAGAAAAGCATTTAAACAATGGCACAGTTGTTTATACATTAGAAGATTTTACAGAAAATTTTGAATTTATGAAAAATTTTCATGAAGATGCAGATGAAATTGAAGCTGATAAGAAAATTAAGAAGATGTTGGAAACAAAAATTCCAATGGATGGGTATAGTTTTGTAAAGTACGATGGAAGAGAATGGTTAATTAGTTATTGTTTATAGAATAAGGATGGTGGAAAATATGAAATCATATAAAGAATACGAAAGACAGTTTATCGGAGATAGTGATATTGCAGCTTTAATTTTTGTAGGCACAACAAAAGACGGATTAAAAGCGAACATCTTAAATTTTGGCTCTGATGGAAGATATAATGCTTATGTCGTAGATGAGAACGTAAAGATCGGAGATCACTATACCTTAGAGATGGAATTCGAAACATCATCAGGGTTCAAAGCATGGCTTAAAATTTATGACGATGAAGGATTAACAGAAGATTATAGTGCAGACAAAATTAGAGTATATCGTGCTGGAGATTTTGGTTGTATCATCCAGCTTATTGGGGAAAAAGAATAACGGAAAATTTAATACAAGAACAAGGTAATCTAGGAAGATGCAGAGATGTATCTTCCTTTTTTAATGGAAAATAAAATGCAGATTTAATTACTTTAAAATAATTAAAAAAGTTATTGACGAGCAATTAAAAAAGTGATATTATATCATTGTAAGGAGTGAGAGAAATGGCAAGAAAACCAATGTCGATCCAAATCGAAGAAACCTTACAAGAAAGTTTTAAGCTGAAATGCAAGTGTAATTCATTAAAATATAGTGATGTTGCAGAAGCATTATTGCAGTCGTATGTTGATGGGAAAATTGACGTTCGAGTAGAAATGAAATACACTGTAACGCCTAAAACCTTGTAAAACAAAAAAGGTGGCAAGCTGGAACTTACCACCAAAGAATGTGTAAGATATCTTCCACGAATGGAAAGATATATACCCAATCCGAACAAATTGAGTATATATCAAATTATCAATTCTTTCAAGTGGAAATATTCATTTTCACATATTCCAATTTGTTTTAATAGCACATTGAGAATTGAATATCTTGTATTTAGTAGGTACCTGAGAACGGAAGCTACGAAAAGCCGAAACATCTAAAAGCTGTGAAGTATACAAGAGTGATGGAAATTATATTTTTACAGAAAGGACTTAGATAAGATGGAAACAAACAGTATTAAGATCGGAGAAAATGATTTACAAGTCAAAGAATGGAATGGGCAGAGAGTTGTTACATTCAAAGATATTGACAGAGTTCATCAAAGACCTGACGGAACGGCAGGGAGAAACTTTAGAAAGAATAGAAATCATTTAATTGAGAACGAGGATTACTTTAAAGTTTGTCCCGACGAAATTCGTCGACACAACATCATGTATGTGTCAGAAAGATTACATCAAGATATTGTGCTTTTAACAGAAAGTGGTTATCTGTTAATCGTGAAATCATTTACGGATGATCTTGCATGGGATGTGCAACGGAAATTAGTTAATACATATTTTAAGTTCAAAGAAACAATGGAAAACTTACAGCCTGTTGAGAATGGAATGGTTTTATCAACTGGAAAATTTGAAGAAGCTGTAGAGAGTATTGTATCTTGTGCAGACACATTCAAATCTATGATTGATTATTCAACGATCAATTATAAGCAACAGCAGATTTTGCTTAAGACAGCCAGAATGAGAGTTGCGGATCTTTTAGGTGGTGCTAAATCACCTGAGTATAAGGAAAAGAGCCGAACATATTTTAAAAACTTATGGCAGAACTTTTGTTATAAGTTTGGATGTGGTTCTTATAAAGACCTTAATCCGCAATATATGGTTGGTGGAATTGCAGAGTTATGGATTTTACAATGGGAATATAAAGAACATAAGTAGAATCGGAAACAATTAAATAAAAATACTTAGAAAGCGATATCTATTATAGGTATCGCTTTTTGAGTTAAAAGAAAAGTTTTATCGCAGAATAGGAGCGGAAATTATGAATACAGAAACAAAACAGGAAATTATCGGAATCGTTATGTGTCACGGAGAGAATGATTATGGATACTGGGGAGGATTTTCTCTAACAGAGGAAGAAGAACAGATTTACGAGATCCTGATGCGACATGATACAGAAGGATGCTCTATTAGAGGTACAAGAAATGACATTGCAAATGAGATTAGGGAATAGGAGAGTGATTAGTTATGGAAAATAACGAAGTAAAAAGAATTGCAAACATCTTATTCAATATGTCTTTGGGAATGGACTATGACACGTTCGTAGATGATTGTAAAGAAGATATGAAAATGTTAACTGAAAGCATTGGAAATTTATCTAAGGCAATAGGAAAATTGTCTAAAGCGGATGATTCTCTGTTTTATGTATTGCAGAATATTGCAGATAACAACGCAGATATGGAAAATAGATTGGTCAATGCAGATGGATCTATTAATTAATAGAATGTCAATTTTATCGTAGAAAGGATGGAAATAATCATGAGAGTTTTAGTAGAATCAAATTATGGAACAACGACCAAACCAGATGGTCTTGGTGTAGCATGTAAATTGGTATGCAGCCCAGACTCAAAAAGAAATTTCTATTGGTATGGAAATGATATGGAATTAAATAGTAGCTTAGGTCCCGACATCCGACAATGTGGAACACGAGAAGAATTGTTGGAAAAATTAAATAGACGAAAGAAAAATTATGAAATACGATTACAAAATCTTTCTTCTGATTTATTTCTTAATCAAAAAGGCAAAGTGGTCTTTGAGAACTGTCTTAAGCAAGATATTCTTATGTATAAGACTTTTATTGAAGCACTAGAAAAACAATAGGAAGGATGGAAATTTACATGAAAAAATATATAATAGATGTTGTAGAAACATATAAGAGATCAGTTGAAATTAAAGCAGAAACAGAGGATGAAGCAAGAAATATTGTAGCGGAAAAGATTAATACAGGAGATATTGATATTCCTTGTGATGGCGGTGGTTACGACTATGAGTACGAGTTATTTGCAAGTGAGGTAGAGGAAAGCGAAGTGTAATTTTTATGGACTGTTTACTACAGTCAGAGAAGATGATAATATATACATATTAGTTGAGATACAAGACAAACAAAAAACTTAAAGAACAGAGCAAAGGAGAGTAAATTATGCCATTGGTTTTATTATTAATAATTATATTTATCGTTCCAGAGGACACTTTGGAATATATGTTAGGAGCTATTTTAGGTGGTGGTTATGGAATTTTAATGGTTATAGCATTTGTTGCTATTCTGTATGGAATTTATAAGTTCTTTTCCGATCTTTGGAACGGAAGATAGAATGGAAAATATTATTTGATAAAGCAGATTATATATGGAAGGAGTTATGAATATGAATAAATTCAAGCATTATGGGAAAGATGTATGGGTTCAGACATTTACAGAAACAAACTGGGTAGATGGACTAAAGAAAAACGGATTAGAATATGTAGCACTTCCAGATCTTGAACATGAAGTATATAAATATGTTAAGAATGGAAAAGAGAGGTATGCTCTAATTCATTATCCTGATGTACCTGAAGAAGCATTACAAGAAGTATATATAATAGAAAAGATTCCTGATGATCTTAGTTGGGATAACATAATAGAAGATTACAGACAGCAGAGTAGAGGATATGAACCGATGAAACTGCCAACACGAGCAAGGCTATTGTATGATAAAGCCGATCACATAGCATATGAATTGGAAAAAGAAGATCACAATTTTGCTAAAAATTTTTGGCATAGACCTACAGGATATATTGATCCTAAACGATTTAAGTCGGCTCTTACTTTGCTTGGAACAAGTATCGAAGAACTAAGGGAAATGGATCATTCCGATACGCCAGAAATTGATGAACTAGAATTAGAATGAATACAAATTAATATAGGTAACTAGGACACTTATGGAAAATTCCAGAGTGTCTTTTTTAATACAAATTTTTACATAAGAAAGGTGGAATTAATTATGAATCTAAACGAAATGGAAATCCCTTGCGATCCAATTTTGGATAAAGCAAAGAGGGATGAGTTAGTGCAGAACACGGAGCTTTTAAAACAAGTTACGATCAAGCCGATTCCGTGGCTCCCTGGACGAGATTATATCACTACGGAACAGGTAGCACGATTTTTTGATGGAGATGTTGACGAGGTTAAGAGATTGTGTACGAAGTATCGCAAAGAGTTTTTAGACGATGGAATGGAAGTTAAGACAATACAAGAAATCATTGACGGTCAGGACGCAACAACGGAAAAACAGAAGGGAAGAATCATTGTAACGTATCCGAACGGATTGAATATCTCATTCGGCTATAAGGGTGCTAAGGTGTTTACTCTTAAATGTTTGATCAGATTGTCTTTACTGATGGAAACTTCAAGCCTTGCTGAGAACGTAAGACATTATGTTTTTATTAATGAGTACATCACGATGGAAGAGCAGAGAGAACAAGAGCAGGTAGAGGCAGGTGTGCAGCTTGTAGATACAACGGAAATTTTAGGCAGAAGAATTGATCTGTATAGAAGCATTGAGAATCCATTGTTTTTGGCTAAAGACGTGGCAGAATGGATTGATTATAGTAAACGCCCTGATGGAAGTTATAGAACGGATAAAATGTTACAGGCGATTGATTCAGAAGAAAAATATAAGACCAAAATCTTAACCGCTAATAATGTTAGCGGGTCAAATTTAGGTCAGATTGATTCTACTGGAAAGACCATCAATCCGTTTTGGTTCCTCACAGAAGATGGACTTTATGAAGTGTGTATGCAGTCACGTAAACCGATTGCAAAGCAGATGAAGAAACAGATTAAAGAATATCTTAGAAACATCCGTAAGACAGGCGGTGCAGTTGACTTTGGAAAAGAATCACAGTTTATTGAACACTATTTTCCATCATTCTCTGAGGACGTCAAGCTTGCTATGGTAACCGATCTGCGGACACAGAACAAGGAACTCAAAGAAGAGAATCAGAAGTTGCAGAACGATAACAAGTTATTGGCAGCGGAAATTTTAACATGGGATGATCGGAATAAGATGAACGCTGGTATCAGAAAATTGGCTGCGGTTACAGGAACACAATTCTCTGTGATGTGGAACGAATTGTATAAGAACTTGCAATATAAATATCAAATTGATGTCAAGAAACGTGGAAAGAAACCATTCCTACAATGGATTCAGGAGCATGAATGGGATAATGTACTGAAAGTCTTTTGTGCAATGTGTGAAGCTAGAAACCTATCCCCAACAGATATGTTCCAACAGACAGCACCAGTGGAAAATTTATATGATAATGAAGATGAGGATGATGAAGTATGGAATTAGAACAGGTTGTTCATTTCTTTGAACAGTTCTGCGGAATATCTTTTGTGTTATATGTGATTGTTTTCCTAGCTTGGTTATCGCTAAGAAAAATTAATCGTGAACATAATAAGGTATATTTAAGCAAATATATAGACGTATTAGAGGAAATATTAGAAGCTATTATGAAGCCTATGAAAGTAGTTACGACATTATGGGTTATCGTAGCTTTCGGAATGCTTATTTATCAACTGATTTAATTCCATATAATAATTTTGGCAAAGAACCGAGTGGAAGGTTCTTTTTATTTTACGGAAATATTTGACGAGAACCGATTTGGCAGGTCGGTTCTTTGTCAAATTTATTATACACAAACTAATGATTCACTAAGCATATAATTGTTAATGGAAAGGGTGTTGATTACATAGAGAGCTAATAGGAATAGAATAGGTTTCTATTAGGATTGGCACACTAATAGTTGGAATTAAATGTTGATTTTATTCCTATTGGTTTACGGAATACAGTTATACAAAAATAATGAGTGTAGAGAAAAATAAGACAGTTTAGAAAGGAAGATGAAGAATGAACCTACAGTTAGTAAAAACGGAAAAATTTAACGATATAGCGTGTGATTTTTATAGTTCTGAGGACGATATTTGGATGACAAGAAAGCAGATCGGAGAGGCACTGGAGTACGATAATCCGAAGGATGCAATTTATAGGATACACGAAAGACATAAAGATAGGTTGGATAAACATTCAGTGGTCGACAAATTGTCGACTACTGACGACAAAAAATATGACACTATACTTTATAACGAACGTGGCGTGATGGAAATTTGTAGATGGAGTAAACAGCCAAAGGCAAACACCTTTATGGACTGGGTATGGGATATTGTACAGGCTTATCGTTATGGGAAATTAAAAACAGGAACTCCTGTCACAACAGTAGAGCAGTTTCTTACAGAACAGACAGAACTCATGAAACAGATGGAAAGAAACAATGAACGCCTGTACAAGGTTACTATCCAAGGTTTCAATCAGTTAGCAGACATTGTGAAAGAGATGAAAGCCGAACGGAAAGAACTATATAAGCAGATCGGTAAACCTACGAAAGATATTCCAGTAGTAGATACTGAAAGTGTTATTGCAGAATACAAACTTAACGAATGGAAATCCAACGTATATTCTATCATTAATGATATCCTAAAAGAATCTGATGAATTAGGAACTACTACGAGAGATATTCTTAAAGAAGTATACAGGTATCTCACTAACACATATGGGATTGTGTGGGAACAGGATCGAAAAGAATACAAAGAGAAGTATAATATCGGAGAAAGAGGCAATGTACCAACGATTGATCTTTGCTATGACAAATATCCTGACCTGTTAGTCAATTCATTGGAAAAACTTCTGCGACAGTTCCGCAAAGAAAATGCACAGCCTGATTGGGAAGAAATGAAGATCAAGATTACCAATTATGCTAATCATATTGGAAATAGGTCTAAAGGTGGAACGTCTGTGTATCGGAAAATCTACACTAAGATGACAGAGAATGGTGTCAACTGGGATGAATATGCTCATGGATTGTCTAAATCTCAGCTTATTAAAACAAATGCAACTTTGTACAACAGATTTTACGAAGCAGCGGTGGAAATTATTTCAGAAGAGCAGGAAGGTGTGATATAATTATGAAACAAAACAGAAAAGGAGCTGTCTCGGATGGATAAATATGTTGGAGTAACATTTGGAATTCCTGTATGGGTAGATCGTGGCTCTCATACACTAGAATTTAAAAAGAATGGAACTGATGAATGGAGACTCCTAACAAAAGAAGAAGTATCTAATATTATTGAAAAATATGAGATATTAGATTCTGTAGCAGCAAAGATTACAAAAGAAACCAATATGGGATATTGAAATGAAACAAATATTCGATCAGAAGGAGTGATGGAAAAATGAATATATTAACATTAAAAGGGAACGGAAAATCTAAATTTCTCAGTGATTTTATTGATAGTTCTCGATCAGAAAAATGTTTTGTAATCATATTTGAAGATGAAAATATTTCTCGCAGTCTGTTTTCAAGATGTGATAATTTTATTTTAGATGATTCGCAGAGCATTAAAGAGGAAATGGAAAAATATTTAGGAATTGTTGAGAATTGGAGTGACAAACTGGAATATTTAATAATATATAGTATAGATAAATCCGAAAAAGATATGATCAATTTGGATGTATATTATTTATTAAATCAGGTTAAAGATCAACCGTTCTTTAAAGAGCTAACTTGCATTGTAGCTTGTAAGAAATAAAGGAATTAAAAAGGAGTGTTTAAAATGGAAAAATCTAAAGCATATACATCAGAAAAACCATATATGTGTGTTTATGAAACAAAAGAGGATGGAATTGGCTATGCGACATTTGATAATGAACAGAGTTTATTAGAATTGTTAAATGAGTGCAGAGAAAACGGAGATAAGATTTTAGATGCTTGTAAGGTTGAGGATCGTTATGAATTCAAAGATGGAAAATTTGAGTCTAAATATCAAAGGATGTATGGATATGCAATTATCAAAGCGCTTAAAGACAAGAATAAGGAATTAGGTAATAAACTAAGAAAAGTAATTGATGAAAGGATCGCTATAGAAGAAAAACTAACAGATACAAATATGCCGTATCAAAAATATATGTATTTATTGCGTGATAAAGAGGATATTGAAAAAAGAGAAGCAAAGTTAAGTCAAAGGAAACAAATCGTAAGAGATATATTAGATGTCTGCTATGAAGCGGTATGGGAATGTGACGATCGTATAGATGAAATGAAACTTTGATGGGAGGCGGTATAGATGGTGGATTTAAATGACCACAAGTGCATGTTTGAATATACGGACGAAGAACTGTTGGAGCAGGGAAAGTTAGACATTCAGGTAAGATCACATGGAATAAGAGACGATAGAACTTTTTTAGAACAATATATAGTCTTGGAAGAAATCGGCAAGCGATGGATTCGAGAACATGAAAATATGAAGAAAGAAAATATCGTGAGTAATCAGTTCAAAAGCTGGAGCGATGATAAGTTGTTGAAATTTTATAAGGAACGAAAAGAAATTTATAATGGAAATTTCCCTATCTCGTATATTAATATGTTAGCGGAAATTTCTGATCGTTGGATTAAACAGAATGAAATTAAAGAGATAGAATTAGAAGGAGGTGCTAAATGAGAAAACCAATCACAAAATGTCCGCACTGTGGAAGTGATCGTGGAATGGCTGTTAGGTTTAAAGCTACTGGAACCGATATATATAGTTTTGATGGACATTTTCAAGATGAAGAAATTATTGAATACTGTACATATAATAAATGTATGACATGCTGTGACTGTGGAAAACGTATAATGAGTTATGATGAATTTATGACACATTATGCAATCGATGAATTAACAGGTAAGCATTTAAAACAGTGAAAGGAGAATTTTATCTCAAAATATAGATGGGAGTGATGCCATGAGTAATACAGGATGGATTAAACTCCATCGGAAAATTACAGATCACTGGTTGTGGGAAGATAAACCATTTGCCAGAGGACAAGCAATGATTGACTTATTGATTCTCGCAGGATATAATGATCAATCGAAATACATTGATGGAAATTTAGAAACAGTTGAGCGAGGATCGGTAGTTACTTCGATCAGAAGATTGTGCAATCGATGGGGATGGAGTAATTCAAAGGTTATCAAATTTTTAAAGACACTGGAAAACGACAGTATCATACATGTAAAAAGCGACACTAAAAAGACAGTCATAACCATAGTAAATTACAGTGTTTATCAAGGTTTTGTAGATGAAAAAACTACACAGAAACGACACCAAAACGACGCAGAAGCGACACATAAAAAGAAAGTAAAGAATAATAATAAATATAATAATAATATAAAGCGATTCACACCGCCTGATTGCGAGCAAGTCTCCAGATATTGCCAACAGAGACACAATGGAATTGATCCAGAAGAGTTTGTGGATTATTACACAGCCAAAGATTGGATGATGGGCAATAGCAAAATGCAAGACTGGAAGGCAGCAGTACGAAACTGGGAACGTAATCAAGCTAAGAAGAACGCTAAACAAAAGTCCAAGGTAGCGAACCTTGCACGTTTGGAGTGTGATCGTGACTATGATTTCGGTGCGTTGGAAAGACAGCTTTTTGAGAAGCAGATGACAGGATGAACCTGTATGACGGATGATGATTTGCAAACTGAATAATGGCAATTTTGAGAAGCTTAGGGGCTTCTTTTTGTTTTGTCTAAATTTAGAGAATAGGAGTGAGAATTATGGAATTAATCGAGGTAGAAATTAGACCAGAAGTACGTGAACAGTGCAATAACTAAGAGAGGAGATTGGAACAATGAAATTATACGGAACAGTGAATACAGAGGTTGATGTGAGTAAATATAATATATTAATAGCTGCGGCTCAAATACTATACGATGGACATCTATATGATAGTTGGGGAATTCATACAGAGTTATTGGAGCCAGATCATAGAGAAAATAACACTGGTAAAAGAGGATTATTTAAGGTTGAAGATATATCATATCATGGTTCCCCAGTATGGAAATATACATTGATTACTGATGATGAAAATGCAATAAATGATTTTCTGCTGGCACAGGAAATAGAAAAAGTAATTAAGAGAGTGTAAGGATAACTAAGAGAGGTGAGATTATCATGGCAGCAACACAGTTTGAAGTTATTGAAACAGTAAATAATAATAACGCAGAAGAATCTGAAACAAAGATTAAAAGACGCAAGGACGGAAATCCTAAATGGACTCGATCTAATAAACAAAAAGGCGTATCATCTTTAGTGTATCCGATCAAGGACAGAAAACAATTTGCAGCCTTTAATGCATATTTTAGAAACCAGATTGATAAATCGTACACAGAGTACAAACGATATGTAGCTGCCAGAAACAATCTTTTAGTTGCAGTTGGAAACAATACAGCATATCGTATCTCTGATATCGTCAGACTCAAATGGGGCGATTTATTAGACGATAAGACTCGTAAGCAGGAAAAGAAAACAAAGAAATTCAGAACTGTATACTTTAACGATTTGGTAACTGAAGCAGTGGATATTTTCTTTGAAGCTGTTGCAGGAACTAAATATGATGTCAAGATTGATGGCAAAGTGCCAATGGATGATTATGTTTTCGGAACATGTAAGTCTGGATCAGGACACATGACTGAAGCAAATGCTTTGGATTTTGTTAAAAAAGGTGCTAAGGCAGTTGGAATTGAGGATAACATTGGTACACATACATTGCGAAAAAACTTTGTATACTGGACACTTGTTGATCATAAGGATGATCAGAATGTATTGTATACACTTATGAGATTACTGAATCATAGTAGTCCTGCAATGACGTTTTTATATGCTACAATTACAGAAGAGGAAACACATGTATTGTTCGATGATATTGCTCAGACGTATAAGGATATTATCAGCGGAGCATTTAACGGATTAAAGGAAAATGTTATTAATGTGAGTTATGATAGAGTTATGGAGATTATCAAGTGTGCTTATGAGACTGGCAAGGATGATGCAGATCAAGATGATAGAGTACATGAGGACAATATGCAGGCACTAAAAGAGTTGCTGGAAGGAGTTATTTTATGATATTTGTAACAGGAGATACGCATGGTGATTGGATGACTCGATTAAACAGTCGTTCTTTTCCTGAAGGCGTAGGGCTGACTAAGGATGATTATGTAATCATTTGTGGAGATTTTGGATTGTGGCATGACACAAAAGAAGAACGACATAATCTGAAATGGTTGGACAACAAACCATTTACTACTTTGTTTGTATGTGGAAACCATGAGAATTATGATAGGCTGTACGAATATCCTGTAGAGAAATGGTGTGGAGGAAAGATTCATAAGATTTGTAGCTCTGTTTTTCATCTCATGCGAGGACAGGTATTTGATATCCAGGGAAAGAGATTCTTCACATTTGGTGGAGCTAGTTCTCACGATGTTCAGGATGGGATTTTAGAGCCAGACGATCCAAGAATTAGTAAGTGGTACAGAGGTTATGACAAAATGTTTAGGATCAATCATACGTCATGGTGGAAAGAGGAGTTGCCTTCAGAAGAAGAAATGACAGAAGGTATGATGAATCTGAAGCAGAATGGATCGCAAGTGGATTATATAATTACACATAGTCCATACACATCTGCATTACGTCAAATGGATCAAGGATCAGGAGTGTATAAAACAGATATATTGACGGATTATTTGCAAGAGATTAAAGAATCTGTTAAATATAAAAAGTGGTTCTTTGGACATATGCATGTAAACCAGAACTTTCCAGAAGATAATGCGATTGCAATTTATGAGCAGATTATTAGAATTTTGTAAGGAGAATTTTGTATGAAGATAAATACGATTAGACAAAATAAGGAAGAAAAGAAAGTAAACCAGAATCTTATGTGGATTTCAGCAGAGATTCCACCGCTAAAACCAGATAATGCATCACGTTATATGAGATATAAAACATATCCTGTTATCGTGGATTACCAATATAATGATGGATGTGTGGACGAAGTGCTTGATTTCTGTGACTATGATTTTGAAGAAAAGAAATGGAAACTGGATAAGCCGCATAAAGTTAGACAGTATTTCCCACTTCCAAGTAAGCACAAAGTAAAGTGTTCGAACAAAAAGAGAACATTTGTTCGAAAAATATCTTGATTTTGTTCTATGGTAGCATTATAATAAGAAATGTAGAGATTCTTTGTTCACAATAAAAATTAACTTTCTTTCTTGCACCTATTGACAGGGTGCAAAAAGTATGGTATATTTAATTCATGAAAACAAAAAATGCAACTGGGGAAAGTTGAGGGACGTAAAAATGAACGGATATACTAACAAAGAAAGAAAAGGAAACGATAACAGAAAAAGAAAAGAATATGTATATGGTAAATATCAAAATCCTCAAGTTTGGGGAATATATTTTGCAGATTTGCCGAAAATCGAAGGTAGCCATATCTTGCATGGGAAAAGACCAGTTATTGTCTATTCTAATAATATTTGTAACAATACGAGCACAGAGATTAACGTGTATCCAATTACAAAAAAATTAAGGAACTGGATACCGACACATGTGACCATTTATCCAAATAACAGCAATGGATTAAAAATGGTATCACAGGTGTATTTAGAGCAAGGAAGAACAATTCCAAAGAATAATCTTTTAGAGTATTGGGGAAGAATATCTGATCTATCTTTAATGTTAAAAATAGGACATGGCATTTTAATACAAAACGGCATGTTATCGTACATGAATGCAATGGCATCCTAGAAATGGAGAATATTATGAATAATAAAGAATTGATACAAAATTATATAGATTCTCACGTATCAGAATCACGTCGCCCAACATGGAATTGGTTATTAGATTCTGATATTGCGGACGACAATGAATCTGGGTTAACGTATGCACCAGGTACAATCCAAGAGGCTATATTATCAGATACTAGAGGTAAAAAAACCAAAAGTATGAATTCTATTAAAAAAAGATATGACCAGCTCGTTAAACTATATACTTATGCATATGAACAAAATTACATTAAATATAATCCATTTGTTAATGATAAATTTATAAACTTGCAATTAGCAGTTGATATATATTTTTCAAATAGAGTTAATGTTAATTATGTTACACCAGATAAAATAAATGCGTTTATTTCGAATCTGATGTCGTGCAATGCATCAGCCGATACCAAATTGAATACTAGATTTCACATTGTGAGTTTATATAATGGGATAAATGGAAAGGAGTTAAGAAATCTAAAATTCTCAGATATTAATCAAAATGATTTAACAATTTTTGGGAAACCAGTCTCCAAAGATTTTATCGAGACATTGAATGAATATAAATTGAAAATGGGAGATACGAATATATATGATGATTTTGTATTAATACCACGAAAAAAATGTAATAATATAGAAGAATATCAAGCAGAGCAAAAGAGGATATATACTAATGTGCAGTCTCAATTAGAATTAACTGGTAACACTTTATCTTATGAAAAATTGACAACCATTGATGTTATTAATTCTGGTTTTATACAATATTTAAAATCTAAAATGGATATCAAGGCGATTGCAGATTTGTATTATATTAAATCAAAAGAAGGAATCGCACGATCTGTAATCGCACGTCAATTTAGTGAAATTGCAATTAAATTTTATTATAATTATTATATATCATATAGATTAAAAAAGAAACAATTTAGTGATCGTCAAACTGTAATTGGTAAAACTATTGGTTATTTATATAAAGATGAGGACTATAAGAATTATCGTGTACATCAAATCATGGCAGAATAAAGGAAGGTATATGTATGGACAATCAAATATTAGAAATGTTAGCAGCGAATCAATCAAATCAAATGCATATTGATGTACTTGATTTACACTCATCAGAAATGTCATCGTGGTTTCTGAGTGAATATAAGATTCGAGCAGATGATAGAAAGATGAAAATCTATGGCAAAGATAAAGATCTTTCATATCATTGGATCGAATTTATTCAAGATGAGAATTTGTTCTCTCATATTAGGCAGGACGACATATTTGACATAATCAAATGCCTGCAATTTACATACAAAGAGAGATACAATGTTGGAATAAAAATACAGACAATAAAAAAGAAAGCAGAAGTCTTTGGTAAAACTTCTACTTTCACACAAACTAAAAATTTCAACTAAACAAATCATAGATAACAAAAAAAGATTTTTTGAATCTACCGTGTTGGCAGCACGATAGAAAATCGAATTTGATATTTAGAATTGTTTAAGAGATAAGGATATTATTATCCTTAAAATCATTATAACAATTCTAAACATGTTCGTCAACATGAAAATTTTTCCAAAAAACTACAATTAAATACAGGAGTGATGTATGAAATACATAATTACGAATGGAGAGTTCTATGTGAAAAGAGATCATGCAAGAAATAAATACGTTCGTGATAATCGTAAGTCTGAAGCTACTCAATTTACCTCTAAGCAAGTAAAGCACATTTTAGGTTTGAAGCATAAATATACGTGGATGAAAGACGGATTTTATGCCCGAGAAATTGAGCTAGGTAAAATTGGCAAACCCATGGAATCTAGCGAAATAATGCGTAAGGGTAATGGAAATTGCTTTATGGATTGGGAATGTGATAATACATTGATCGACAATATAGAGACTGAGGAAAGAGCCATAGTAGGACTTTTAGCATATGACTCAGATCAATTAGGAGAAAAGAAGTTTGAATTAGAGCAGGCATTATCATATGCCGATTCTGCCAGAAGTGATATTCTTCATGCGATTGAGTTTAAAAAGATTGATGCTGCGAAACGTGCAGTGATTGTTGGGTATCTTAAAACCTTACAGGAATTACACAGAAAGATCAAGAATTGTATTCGATACATAGAAGTGATGCAGAATTGCATGGATAATCAGAAAGATATATGTACTTTGAAGAAAGAATTAAAAGATGCTGAGCATAAACCTTATGTCGGCAGAACAAAGTATTATGAGCTGATCCAGAATATAATTGGGTAGAGTTTCTTCCTTATTATATATGATGACTCGCACAGGCATTTGTGCAAAATTAAAATGTAAAATTATAACTTAGGAGGTATTTAATGACAGAAGAAAAGAATGGTGTAAATGAAGCATTGAATACGTTAGTGTTTAATAATGATGAGTTTGGAAATATCCGCACAGTGATTTTAGATAATAATCCGTGGTTTGTAGGGAAAGACGTAGCCAGTTGCCTTGGGTATGTAGATACGGTAAATGCATTAAAGAAACATATTGATGCCGAAGATAAGCGATTATTTCTAAGGTGTCAAATCGCCACCTTAGAAAATGTACCAAACAGAGGACTTACATTTATTAATGAATCTGGTCTATATGCTTTAATTTTTGGAAGCAAGCTTGATAGTGCGAAAGAATTTAAACATTGGGTAACATCCGAAGTTCTTCCACAGATCCGTAAGACAGGTGGTTATATCCCAATTGATAAAGAAGATGATGATTTAACTATCATGGCGAAAGCATTGAATATTATGCAAAACACTTTGGTACAAAAGGATGAACTATTAGCCCAGAAAGAAGAAGTTATCAATCAGCAGAAACCACTTGTTGATTTTGCCAATACAGTCAGTGCCACAGAAACAATGGTTGACATGAAAACAATGGCAAAGCTTCTTGAGAAAGAAAATCAAGATATTCATATGGGCAGAAACAAATTATTTGCGTGGTTAAGAAAAGAAGGGTATCTCATGTCAGATAATACCCCATATGAAAGATATGTTAAGCAGGGCATTTTCAAATTAACAGAAAGTGAAGTTGAAACTAAGAATGGAAACAAGTTGATCACCAAAACATATGTGACTGGCAAAGGGCAATTATACTTGGCAAAGAAATTAGCACAATACTTTGCCTCACAGAGTGCATCAGCTTAGAGAGGAGACAAAGAATGGAAGAAAATAAAACGGGCGTTTGGATACGGACTAAAAATGGACAAGAACTTAAATATAATTCACGTATGATGAAATTATTTGATGTAGGAGATATTGTCGAAGTAGATAATGATGATGTATATGCAAAATTTAAAATTGAGATTGTTGAATTAAAAAATGCTTCACGAATTGTTGCTACTTACACAATAAAACCTCAAGGTAAGATTATTAGAACAACACATCCTTGGCGATATGTTGCACTTCATGATGCTGAATCAATCGAAATGGATGTGTACATCAATGATAAGATATTGGTTATTGTTCCACCATGGTATAAAAAAGAACAGTATAGAAATCAGTGCATACGATCAACAGAAGCGAGCATTACTATAACAAGAAAGGAATCAGTAAGAACAATGAATGAGGATCTTGAGATTCATACAGGTACGATTTTAGCTGACGAAATAAAAATTGGAACATTAGCCCCACCACCACTTTCAGAAAGAAGAGTGTCTGTTCTGCCACACTATCAGCAAAAACCAATTACCGCAACGTCAGAAGCAGAAAAGAATTGGTGGAAAGAATGTTGTGGAGGATCCGAAACTGAACGTGGATTACGAGCAGACGCACCAACACTTGATGATTGGAATGGTGAAATGAGTGCAACTTTAACATTTGCGTCAGAAAAATTGGATGAAATCATGAGTGAACTTACAGGAAACGAAGAGGAGAAAGATATGAATATAAAAAATCTAAAAGAAATGATTAAGAGACCGATTTATGTTGATAAAGAAATTACAGTAAAAGAACCAATGTTAGACAATAACGGTAAACAGATTGAAAAAGATGGCGAACCAGTGTTTAAAGTAAAACATTATCATGGAATGGTTAAAATCTTATGGACTTCTGGAGCGGAAACTGTTGCGTATGTAGAAGGAAATGATGTGTATGACAGAGAAAATGGCTTCAAAACCTGTGTATTAAAATACCTTTGCGGCAACGCAGGGGCTTATGATGCAGTTGATTTCTGGACAAACAAATATGTGAAATATCCAAGCAGCTGTATTGAAGTGACAGAAAACTTATGTAAATTGGAAAAGATTCTGGAGAAAGATAAGTATAGAAAAGATGATCAGAAAGGTTTACCTCATGCGAAGTTCTTAAGAAGAATAGGTTTGCTTTCAGGTGGTTCTGTTGCTGGTAAACTGATTTACAAAAACTGTGATATGAAGTATGTTAATGAATTCAAAAAACTTGCCAAGAAATATTTTCCAGAACTTCAGGGTAAAGAAATTTATGTGAATGGTAACAAGAACGATGAAATTTTTGTAGCAATTAAATAATACATAAAAAGGAGATAAAGTATGTGTACACCAATGAATGAAAGCTGGAGTAACTTTTTAAGCAAATTGTCAGAGCGTTTAAATAAAATGCTCGACTATGTAGAGAAAAACAATTCTACATTGTATGAAACCGATATTGATAAGGATGAACTTTGGGAAGTATATCTGAGTAGTTTCCCTGAAGGAACTAACAAAATGTATCGCAAGCGAAGAGAATATGACTGTGGTCATTGTCGAAACTTTATTAAAACAATCGGTGGAGCTGTGACAATTGTTGACGGTAAGATTCATACGATCTGGGAGATCGACACTGATGATGTCGTATTTCAGCCAGTAGTTGATGCTTTACGAACATATGTAGAATCAAAGCCAATCAAAGATATTTGGAGACATTTTACAAATACAGTTGGAGTAAAAAGTACAAATGAGTATACAGAAGATAAGCAGATTATCAAATGGACTCATATGTATACACCGATTCCAGAGAGATTACTAGAAAGAAAATCCGATATTCCTACAGCAAAAGCAAAAGTTAGAGATCGAAAGAGCGTGTTCAAAAGATCGCTTGATGAAATCACAGAAGAAGCTGTTGATACGGTATTAGAACTGATCGCTTCAAATACTCTTTATAGAGGACAGGAATGGGAAAGAATCTTAAAGGACTTTAGAAAATATCAGCGAGAATACAATAGTTTATCCGATGAAGAGAAAGATACATACACATGGGCAAAAGCCATGACGATCGGAGATGTAATTGGTCGTATTAGAAACCATAGTATTGGTACATTGCTTGTAAATATCAGTGAGGATATGGACTTAGATAATGCGGTTAAGGCTTATGAAAATGTTGTAGCTCCTGCGAATTACAAACGACCAAAGGCAATTTTTACAAAGAAAATGCTTGAGGATGCAAAGAAAACTGTGACTGATTTAGGATATATGGATTCATTACAGCGTAGATTTGCGAAACTTGATGATATTACAGTCAACAATATCCTGTTTTGTAATCGTGATGCAGCACCACGTATTCAGGGCGGTTTAGATATTTTCGATGAGATGAGTAAGGAAGTTGCTGTAAATCCTAAGAAGTTCTCTAAAGTCGAAGAAATCAGTGCAGAGAAATTCGTATCAGATGTACTTCCAACGGCAAAAGAATTAGAAGTTCTGTTTGAAAATCGTCACAAGAAGAATATGGTTTCACTGATCGCACCTGTAAATAAAGATGCTAAGAACATGATGAAGTGGAGTAATCCTTTCAGTTGGGCATACACAGGAAATATGACAGATAGCGAAATGAAAGAAAGAGTTAAGAACGCAGGTGGAGCAGTCGATGGAGTCTTAAGATTTTCAATTCAGTGGAATGCAGGAAAAGATTGGAATAGGGATGATTTTGATGCACATTGTAAAACACCTTGTCAGCATATTTTCTTTAGCCATATGGTTGATCACGTGACACGAGGCAGACTTGATGTTGATGTAATCAATCCAGAAAAAGGAAAACCTGCTGTAGAAAATATTACATGGGCGGATAAATCTGAAATGGTTGATGGAGATTATGAATTTTTCGTACATAATTATTGCCATAGCAACGGTACATCAGGATTTACAGCAGAGATTGAATTTGATGGTCAGATTTACGAATTTGAATATGATAAACCTTTAAGACAGGGACAGAACGTACCAGTGGCTACAGTTACATTAAAAGATGGAGTATTCACAATCAAAGAGAAACTTCCATCAACAACATCTTCAAGAGAAATCTGGGGAATCAATACAAATCAGTTTGTGCCAGTAACAGTAATGTGTTATTCACCTAACTATTGGGACGAGCAGACAGGTATTGGACATAAACATTATCTGTTTATGTTAAACGGATGTGTAAATGAAGATACTCCAAATGGATTCTTCAATGAGTTTTTGAAGCAGGAATTAGTACAGCACAAGAGAGTATTCGAGGCTTTAGGAAGCAAGATGCATGTCGCAGATGATCCAAACCAGTTATCAGGAATTGGCTTCAGTTCTACAAAACGAGATGATGTGATCGTTAAAGTCAAGGGTGCAACAGAAAGAGTTCTTAAAATTAAATTTTAATATAAAAAGGAGATTAAATTATGACAACAGAAAAGTTATTCGAAATGGCAACAAGAAGCAAATTGAGATTCCCATCAACAAAGGGAGAATTATCCGTAGAAGATTTATGGGATTTATCTGATAAAGATTTAGACGTGGTTTATAAAAATCTGAAAGATCAGGAAGTTAAATCTTCAGAAGAAAGTCTGTTGGATGATGCAAATGTTGATCCAAAATTAACGGCTGCGATTGGTATTGTGAAGTATATCTTTACAACAAAACGTAATGAGAGACTTGCCGAGAAGGAACGTATTAATAAGAAACTTACACAGAGAAAATATATTGATGCTCTTTCCAAGAAACAGGATGAGGCTATTGAGAAGATGTCAGAAGCAGAATTACGTGCAATGATTGATTCGTTAGAAGATTAAGATGATACACCTTCCCGTCAAATTTGACGGGTTGGTGCTTAAAGAAAGGAGACTGGAATGATTTATAAATTAGAATTAGGCGATTGGTCGGAAGATGGGCATAAAATATCAGAAAGTTTTTTATTTGATTGTAACTATGATATTCATAAAATTCGACAAGCGTATAAAGACAGTTGTAAAAAGCTAGGAGTAGCTTTTAATTACAATGAAGATTATACGGGTCTAGGTCTTGGTTATAGAAGTGAGAGACTGATTTGGACAGAGTATCAAGAATCAGAAATGAGCGAAACAGCATTTGAAATTTTAAATAATTCTGGGTGTTTTAAAGAGGTTGATTTCTATAAAGAAGATGGCGTGTATTATATCGAAGAAAGGAAAGACTGTGCAAAACTTATTATGAATTTTATCGCACTGTCTATGCCTAAAGATTTTCGATATAAGCTTGTCCAAGAGCCAAAAGTTGAATCGATTAATAGTTGGAATCATGAACTGAGACAGCACTTTGGGTATGGATTATTTGATTAATAAAACAGTAATTTAAAGGAAGGAGAAATTAATAATGAATATTGACAAGTTATTGGTTGTCGTCGATATGCAGAATGATTTCATCGACGGAAGCCTTGGAACTAAAGAAGCACAGGAGATCGTTCCAAAAGTTATAGAGAAAATTATTAATTTTGATGGAATAATCGTAGCAACAATGGACACACATGAGGAAGATTATCTTTCCACACAGGAAGGAAAGAATCTTCCAGTAAAGCATTGCATCTGCGGAGAAGATGGATGGCGGTTAAATCAAGAGGTAGGAGATGTTTTATCTAACAATATTTCCATTGATGATAACAAAGACAAATCTATATTACCAGATGGTATGTACCGTAAAAGCACATTTGGATCATTAGACCTTGCACTTGACTGTGAAGATGAATTTGGGATTGGTAATCGACTTCATCCAGAAAATGTGGAAATTACATTAATTGGTTTATGTACAGATATTTGTGTAATCTCCAATGCAATGTTATTAAAAGCGGCACTTCCAAAAGCAAAGATTATCGTAGATGCATCGTGTTGCGCAGGTGTAACACCAGAGAGTCACAAGAATGCACTTGAAGCAATGAAAATGTGTCAAATTGAAATAATTAATGAATAAAGGGGTGATAAAGAATGATTAGTATTAATGGAGTCCCAGTTGTTCCAGAATCTTTTCCAGATGGAACGCAAAAAATTGATTTTTCGTTAGGCGTGATATCTCAAGAAATCATAGAAAACAAGACAGCGTATATCACATGGTTATATGAGTCAGATAAAGAGTTGTTTTCCTTGTTGTGTATTTCTAAAAATATTAAAGAACATTTTCCGTGGTTACAACAAGCATTAGTGATGCCGTATATACCAAATGCAAGATTTGACAGAGTAAAAGAGCCAAGCGAATGCTTTACATTAAAATATTTTGCAGAAATTATTAATAGTCTTGGATTTGTAAGAGTTATTGTAACTGATCCACATTCCGATGTATCTACTGCATTGATTGATCATGTAGAAGTAATCCGTGGAGCATCATATATTACACAAACTTGTAGTAAAGTCCTTAAAGCAGAACCATCAAGAAATCTTGTAATTTATTTTCCAGATAGCGGATCACTAAAAAGATATTCTGAATTTGTATCAGATGATTATCCGATTGTTTATGGAATTAAAAATCGTGATTGGAAGACAGGAGAAATTCTTGGTATTGAGATTCATGGAGATACAGATAAATTAGACGAAAATACGGCAATCCTTATGATTGATGATATTTGTAGTAAGGGTGGCACATTCTATTATGGATCAAAAGAATTAAACAAATACGGTTGTAAAGATATGTATTTATATGTTAGTCACTGTGAAAATACAATTCTTGATGGCGAATTATTAAAGGAAGATAGTTTGTTTAAAAAAGTGTATACGACACGTAGTATTTTTACCAAAGAGCATGAGAAAGTTGAGGTGTTAGATTTATGAAACAGACAAACCCAATGTTATTAATTGATTTTTACAAAGCAGTTCATGCTGAAATGTTACCAAAAGGTATTACAAAATCTGTTTCTTATTTTACTCCACGTATGAGCAGAGTAAAACGATGGAATGAAGTAGCCATGTTTGGATTACAAGGATTCATTAAAGAGTATTTGGTCGATTATTTTAATGAGTATTTTTTCTTTGAATATAGAAACAAAGCAATTGGTACTTATAAGACAGTAATGGATGCAGCCCTTGGAGAAGGTGCATATGGATTACAGAAAATCGAAGATTTATATGATCTTGGCTATCTTCCAATTGAGATTAAGGCTCTTCCTGAAGGAACTTTAGTACCAATGCATGTGCCGATGTTTAGTATTGAGAATACACATAAAGATTTTGCATGGTTGCCACAGGCATTAGAAAGCTTAATTTCCGCAGAAATGTGGCATCCGATGATCGCTGCAACTGTCGGGCATACATATAGACAGATCGTTAATAAGTTTTATGAAATGACTTGTGATGACGATATTCCAAAATCTAAAGCATTAGGGGCTTTCGATTTTCGTGGCGAAGAATGTTTACAGTCTGCGGTTAAAGCAGGGGCAGGATGGTGTTTATCATTCTTAAATACAGCAACAGTTCCAACAATTCCATATTTAGAGAGAAATTATAACTGTGATTGTACGAAAGAACCAGTTGCTTTTGGTAGCCCGTCAACGGAACATTCGGTTGCGTGTAGTAATTATGCGATTGACGGAGATGAAGAGACTCTGATTAAAAGATTACTTACAGAGATTTATCGAAACACAAGCTTCTCCGCAGTATTGGATTCATATGATTATTGGAACGTTGTAGAGAATATTCTTCCAAAACTCAAGAATGAGATTATGAATCACAATGGATGTTTTCTTGTAAGAGGGGATTCAGGAGATTGTGTAGATGTAGTAACCAGAACGGTATTCAAGTTATGGGAAGAGTTTGGCGGAACTACGAATAGTAAAGGATATAAAGTATTAGATCCTCATGTAAAAGCAATTTACGGAGATTCAATTACAGTGCAGAGATGTGAGCAGATTTATGACATTTTAGAGAAAAATGGATTCGCAGCAAGCAATGTTGCACTTGGCGTCGGATCATTCTCATTCCAGTGTATTGAAGAAAATGGAGTTTTGAAACCATTTACAAGAGATACATTTAGCAGTTGTATTAAAGCAACGTATTGTGAGATTGATGGCAAACCATATCCAATTTTCAAGAATCCAAAAGATGGCGGATTTAAGAAATCTCAGAGAGGTTTATGTCATGTCTATACAGGATTAGACGGTAAATTGACATTTAAAGATGGATATACTTCAGAAAATCTTCCAATGAATAATCTGCTTGAGACAGTATTTAGAGATGGCAAATTGGTAAAAGAACAGTCATTACAGGAAATTAGAAGAGTTTTAAACGAAGGAGAATTTTAAGAGAGGAGATATAAAACATGAGTTTTAATGCAGTAGAAACCAAAGACAGATTAGTGCAGTGGATCAAAGATTGGTTTGAAATTAATGGTAAAGGATGCAATGCCATTGTAGGAATTTCAGGAGGCAAGGATTCATCAGTTGTCGCAGCCTTATGCGTAGAAGCACTTGGCAAGGATCGAGTAATCGGTGTCATGATGCCACAGGGCGTACAGTCAGATATTGAGTATTCTCAGATGTTATGTAATCACTTAGGCATTGAAAATTATACAGTTAATATTTTTGATGCTTGCAGAGATATTAAGCATGAAATCAGAGATGAATTAGGTGGTAAATGGAGTAAACAAAGTGCCACAAATTTACCTGCTCGTATCCGTATGGCTACATTATATGCTTTTGCACAGAGTATGAATGGAAGGGTCAGTTGTAATTGCAATTTATCCGAAGATTGGGTTGGATATGCGACTTATGGCGGAGATGGATTTGGATCATTTGCTCCACTTGCCGATCTGACTGTGACAGAAGTTAAAGCAATTGGTAGAGTTCTGGGACTTCCAACAGAGTTAGTCGAAAAAACACCTACTGATGGATTATGCGGTAAGACAGATGAATATAATCTTGGATTTACATATGATATGTTAGACGAATATCTGAGAACTGGAGTATGTAAAGATGAAGCAGTGAGACAGATCATTGACGAGATGCATGAAAAGAATAAGTTTAAGCTTGAATTGATGCCTAAATTTGTATCTGGTATTGAAGTGAAGGCGGTAGCGTAGATTATAACACAAATGTGTTGTGATAAATAAATACAATCTATCTGTTAAACTCAAAAAACAAAGAAAGTAGAGGAATTTTTATAGATGTTGATGTTTTTATTTAGAGGATTATTATTGATTGGTACTGCCGTACTGATTGGAGTTGGGTGTTATGATTTTCAGGAAGAAAAATTTAAACCATCCAAAAGAATGTTATATGCTTTAATCCCATTTGTATTATGGGTACTTACATTATGTGTTGTATATGTGCCATCTAATAATGTAGGAATTCGTTGGTCAGCATTTGGTGGAACTAGCAGCAAAACATTAAATGAAGGAATTACATTCAAAAGTCCGATTGACAAAATTTATTACATTCCAACTACTGTAGAAGAGAGATCAATTAAGAATGTAAATGTTCAGACCAAAGATGCACAGTTTGTAAAAGCTGAGGTAAATGTCAAGTTTCGTGTTAACCAGAAAGATGCATTTAAGGTATACAAGAGATACACAACACTTGACAACTTAAAGCAGAATATTATTAGCAACTATGCCCAGAAGAGTATTGAAACAGTAGTTACTCAGTACAATGTGATTGATACTCTTGGGGCTAAGAAAAATGAGATTTATTCTTTAGCTACAAAAGATTTACAGAACATGCTTAAAGATGAAGGTGTCGAGCTTGTGCAGCTGACTATTAAAGATATGAACGCAGGAGACGAAATTGAGAAAGCGATCGCTGATGAAGCAGTCGCTAAGAAACGTGTAGAAACAGCAGAGCAGAATCGTCTTAAAGCAAAGAAAGATGCTGAGACTAAGGTAGTTAATGCTAAAGCAGAGGCTGATGCAAATAAAATCTTAGAGAAACAGCTAACAAACAAAATCTTAATTCAGCAGTGGATTGAAAAATGGAACGGAGAGGTTCCTAAAGTATCTGGTGATAGCAAGTCTATGATCAATATTCAGGATTTGATGAAATAATTTAAAAAATTACATATTAGCAGATAGTATTTGTATTAAAACTGGCATTTGAAATAATGCCAGTCATGGAAACATAGCTCAGTTGGTAGAGCAGGCAATACATAACATTCTTTTTCTACCTCCGTATAAGTATTTTTATATTATTTACATTTTAATTTTTCATCACATATAAATTGCCGACACAGGTTCGATCCCTGTTGTTTCCACTAAAAAAGACCTTAACCTAAATGGTCAAAGTCTTTTTGGTTAATCGTTTGGTATGACTTCGATAACATCTTCAACTTTGCAATCAAGATATAAGCAAATTTTGTCAATGTTTTCGAGACTGATATATTGGTGCTTTGCCATCTTAGCAATAGTACCAGGACTCATATGCAATGCGGTTCGCAAATCAGATTTTGTCATACTCTTTTTCGCTAAAGTAACGAAAAGCGGTTTATAACTTATCATATGATATACCTCCACATCTATATTGTAGCATATTACATACTAGATGTAAAATAAAATATTCAAGAAGTTGAAGATTTTGTATTGACACTATCTGCAAGAAGTGGTATATTATATTCAACAAATGAAAGATAAACTTCAAGAAAATGAAGTAAAGGAGTGAGAAAATGTCAAATAAAATTTACAGATATTATCAACCAAACGATAAAGATACGAAAGACAATCATTCAGATTGCGTGATCAGAGCATTAACGAAAGTTCTTGACAAAGAATGGTTAACGACATTTGATGAGTTGTTACCATATGCAAGGGATATGCAGTGTATGCCGTCAGAGCGAAAATGTTACGAAGAATATTTATTTGATAATGGATTTGCTTATCAAGGTATTAGCAACCGAAAAGGATCTAAACGACCAACAGTCGAAAGTTTTGTAAAAGATCATAAACAAGGTAATTATTTAGTAAATGTTGCGAATCATGTAGTTGCAATTTCAGATGGTAATTACTACGACACTTGGGATTCTGGAGATTGTTGCTTGTATGGATATTATTACAAGGAAGAAGGAGAGAAATAAATGAGAAAGAAAATTTTAGTAACTGTTCTAGGAGTAACGATTTGCTTAGGATCAATGACAGGATGCGCAGGATTCAAAAGAGAAATCGTTGATATGAAAAGCGATTGGAATGGCGGTATGAATAGAGTCATTACAGTATACACGGCAGACGGTAAGAAGATTGCTACAAGGCAATATACACGATGCTCAGCGCACAG